CGTATCGTAGGCATAAAGATAGCAGATATAGGGGGGCGCCTGTCTGGTACGAAAAGCACGGTAGGCCACGGGCAGTCTTGTACCTGCCAGGCGATCCGCCAGTTCTTTCTGGGTCACTGCTCCAATGCCTCCTTCAATCCCAGCAGCAGCTGCCGCTCAATCTTCTGCTCCGCAGGGCGGATATGGGGCGTTCCGTCCACCCGACCGCCGACGGCCTTTGCATGGCCGTTCTCCAGCAGGTGGGTCAGATGCCCGTCCGTGCGATTAAAAATCCTGATCCGGATGCCACCAGGTCCGTCATAGACCGTCTCACTCCTCCAGCCCTTGCGATAGTCCCCCGTCCGCTTAGGGCAATGGAGCTGGATGTCCTTTTTACAATCCTGGGCCGCAGATTTCACGACAGTCTTGACCGCTTCGTTGAGCTCGGTACCGTAGCCTGACAATTCGGCTCTCAGGGCATCCTCCAACTGCTCAATCCGTATCTTCCCCATTGGCTACCCCCGCTTGCTCCTCCAGGTACAGCTCCGTTTCATCCGTTTCCCTGCATCGGTAGGTGCGGTAGATTCGAAACCGGCGGCCACGAAGCTCCGCCTCCTGCTGTCCGCTGTAGTTGACAGACGGTGTAACAAAGAGGCATTCTGGTTTCATTCCCTCCCGGCCCCCTTCGTACCATTCCGACCGGGTGACCGATCGTTCTTCACCAAAGATCTCAGTCCGCACCGGCCCACTGGGCACCTGCTCCAAAAGATCATTTTGGATGTAGGACTGACCGATGAGCACCAGTGTATCATCCATCACCGTCATCCTCCCGATATTCCGGGCACAGGGAAAGCACAGCCTTCAGGCTTTCATATGCTTGTCGGTACTGCTCCCCCTTGCCCCGGTAGTCGAATTGCCAGCGGGCGTACAGCTTCACTGCCATACGAGTCAGGGCATCTACATCACCCCGTCCAGCTCCGGCCGTTCTAAGGTCCAGCACCGCTGCGTCGATGGTATCCCGGATCTCATCGTCCAGGCTGTCGTTGGAGATACGCAATGCCCGACGGATATCCTCCACCTGGCTCATGTCACATCCCTCCTAGATCCGCCGGCGGCCCTATCCGGGCCGCCGGCACAGGATATCAAGCGCCTGCCCGGGTAAACAGGCACAGGCCGTTTTTGTCAGCAGGCTTGCCGTCCGCCAGAGCCATGACCCGGTAGACGGTGGAACCGCTGCGGAAGGCCACCGACTTGTCGCTCTCCACGGTGGGAGACATAGAAAAGTTGAACTTATAGCCCTCGAAAAGGTCTCCAAATACGATGTTGTCCTTTGGGAAGCTGTCCTCCAGAATCACAGGATAGCCCAGGATATTGAACTTGGCGGGGCTCTGGACATCGGCCACCACCACAGGCTTGCCGTTGCTGTCCGTCATACCCAGCAGATCGGAATAGAACACGGCCCGGGGCATGGCAAACTTGGCGTTGACCATGTACTGAGTGGGCAGGGTGGCCAGGATGGTCATCAGGTCCTTATAGGTCATACCCGCCTTGGTGTAGGTGCCGGTCTTGGTAATTTCGCCGCTCTTGGTCAGGCCGGTGGCCTGATTACTACCGGTTCCGGCTGCGATGGCGGCAGCCACGGCCACGGACATCTTGTTGCCCAAGCGGGCCACCAACCAGGTCTCAAAGGCATCGATGCCCATGGCCATCACATCGGCGGTGATCTCTACCGTCTTGATGAGCTTGTAGGCCCCCAGAGTGATGGCGTCCAGGGCATCGGCGCTGTCGGTGGCCGCGGTGCCCATATCCACCCAGCTGACACCGTTGACGGTTTTCTCGATGGGATAAGTCACATTGCCGGGGATATAGGTCACGTCCACGGCCTGGATGATGGGCGTCAGCTCCATGCGCGCAATGATCTTGTTCATAGTGGTAGTGGGAATGGCCGCCGATGCGGTTACCGCCGCCCGCTCCTCCATGGTCAGCTCATGGCCCTGGAGATTCCGCAGCCAAGCAGAGCGGTATTCCGGGGTGTCCACGCCGTAGGTACGGCTCTCCACTCCCTCATCCTCAAAGGTACGGGTCACTCGACCGGAGCGGCCGCTGCCGATCTCCTCCAGCAGCTTCCGGCGCCGCTCCGCGCTGCGCTTCAGGGTATCCAGCTCCTCCTTGAGGGCGCGGGTCTCCCGCTCCAGGGCGTCTACATCGGCGTCATCCTTCTCCAGCTCCTGGGCAATGGCGGCCAGGCGGCTCTCAATCTCACCCATACGGGCGCTGGGGGTTGCAAAAAACTGGAGGCCAATGCCTCTCAGCACACTCTGATTCTGCTTCATGTTCTGATTACCTCCAAATAAACTCTCAGCCTTTGCTTTCTCCGCTCGGCGGCCTGAGCCGCAAGTCGCTCCGCTTTTTCTGCCTCGATCACTCCGTCAAGCCAGGAACGGGCGGAAATATCGGTAGACGGGTTGGCGGGAAACGATACCGCCGATACATCGTATACCTTCCGGATCTTCAAAATGCGCCGGGTATGGGTATCCCGGTCGTAGGAGTCTTCCTGTACTGTGAACGCCCAGGACATCTTGGTCACCAGTCCGGCGGCGATATCCTCGTGCATGGATCTGGCTTGCTCCGTTTTGGACAGGTCTGCCGCCATAAAGAGTCCGTGCTCCTGAGGTTCGATGAGCAGAGTATTGCTCTTTCCGGTCCGGGCAAAAACTCGCCCACCGTGGTCATACTGCATGATCACATCGGACAGGTCGGCGCCATCCAGTGCATGGCGGTCAATGACCTCCTTGTACTGAACACCGTCATACTCCCACAGGACATATGGGTCATCAAAGGTGGTAGCATAGCCCTCCACATAGTAGTCGGTATCAAACCTCTTATTGGCTGCTGTCGGGACCATCAGCGGCATTGCCCGGTACTCCCGATCCTTGCACACCGGCATTCTCATTCACCTCCGTTTTTTCTGGTGCCGGCGGCTCTTGCCCCAGCACATTCACCTCGGCGTAGTCCCGCCGGATGTAATACTTTTTGGATTCTGTGGTATTCAGGGCAGGCAGCTGGAACACCTCCCGCCCCTCGTCCATGTTCATCATCCCCCGGTCAAAGAGCTGGGTCACTGTCTCCAGCTTGTCCGACATGGTCATGTGCTGGAGCCGATTCACCGAGAAAGCGATCTCTTTCCCCCGGTTCACCTCCACCTCCGTATAGGCCATATTGGTATGCACCAATCCCAACTCAATGGCAAAGGGCTCGATCTGTCCCTCATAATAAGCCGACCACTGATCAGAGGTATACTTGTTCTGCAAAATAGCCTCCGACATACCGAAGTAGTCAAACACCGACTCCCGGATCTGGGCCGCCTGCTTATCGTCCACGATATAAGGCTTACTGTCGATCTGCTTGATATCGGCATACTTGCTGTCGAAAATCATGACGCCGCCGGAGTTTCCCGATGTCAGGTTGTCCTGGACCAGGCGGTCCCGCTCCTCCTTCATGGTCTCCGGCTTAAGCACGTTGGCCAATCTGGCCAGAAAGCGCACCGAAGCGGACGCCTTGACTCCATTGATGATGCTCTGATTCTGGGCGTGGATGAGTTCCATAGTGGGCCGCAGGGCGCCGTTGCGCTCTCCGAAAAAGTCGCTGCGATACTGGAATTGGGTCAGGATACCCGTATAGTCCAGCTCCATCACCCCCACATCCCCGGTGGGAAAACGAAAGCGCACATAGGGCACCCCGCTGCGCTCCACAATCTCCGCCTGAGATGGAAGAATCGGATAAAATCCGGACAGCCGCAGCTGTTCGGGATCTTCACACACCGGCACAATAAAGGCCGTGTTCTCCGTCTTGTAGATGGTAGCCAAACGATACAGATATTTCTTGGTATCCATCCACGGATTGGGCTGGAATTGCAGCATCCGCTCCATCCGGCGCCCGTTCGGCCCCATGACTACCGGACGCAGCTTGCTCACATGGGTGGCAAAGGTATGGATACAGGCCCGGGTCAGCGCCATCTCATAGACGCCGCCCTCAAATGAGGTGTAGACCGGCGCATACCCTCCCAGGGTCTTGAAGTAGGTATAAACTGCCGCTTCGGCGGTCTTTTTTGGAAAGAGCTTTTCAAACAGCCCCATAGTCACACCTCAGTTCAGGTTGATGTACAGATCCTTCTTGTCCTGGAGCACCGTATAGGCGCACAGAAGCGCCGCAGTGCCGTCCACTCTCCGGCGGGGGTCCAGGGTCTTGACCAGCTGGATATTGCCGTTGACGTCGGTCTTGGCCTCACTGTTCACCAGGCACCACTTATCCACCGGATTGTTGTTATAGATCACACGATGGTCCCGGAAGTCGGCCTTCAGATCCTTCATTGGTTGGGAAAGGGTAGCCGGTCCCTGCCGTACAGGAATCATAGACTCCGGCCCAAATTCCGCCTGGAAGGCCCGCAGCAGGCTGTCATCGATGTGCCACGGATCATATCCAATGTAGAGCATATACAGCCCTTCGCTGTCCCTCAGTTCCTTGAACCAGTCCAGGAAGATCTGTTTGTCGCACTTCCGTCCGGGGCAGGTACGCATATAGCCCTGCTCCACCCACAGGGAGTACGGCACGTTATCCCGCTCGCGCCGGCTGCCCGACCGCCTGGCTTCCTCCAGCACGGCCTCCGGGATCCAGTACATGGACCGCACATAGAGATTTGGGTCATCCGGCCGCATACAGATGGCTTTTGCCGCATTGAGATCCGTCGTATCGGCCGCGTCAAAGCCGCCGATGCCATAGTCAAAGGGGATCTGGAAGGTGGCTTCATTATTCAGCTCCTCCCAGCGCAGCCATGCTCCCTCCGAAGTCTGTGGCATATTGAAGTCTTTGACCATGACGGTGGGCTTGAAGCTGGGATCGTCCTTGGCCTTCTGTACCATCTCGGCCAGGTAGGTACGGCTTTTGATGGTCCCCAGCCCTGGGTTGGCCTTTTCCCAGCACGCCGGATCGTCCCACTCTTTCCGATCATCCAACTCGTAAATAAAGGGCAAAAATCTCGGGTTATTTGCCTTTCCATCCAGAATGTCACAGGCATATTGATACTGGGCATCAAAGATACCCTCCCGCACAAAGCCGTTGGTAGTGATGACAAAGAGCAGCGGTTGACTCCGGGCACCCATGGCCTGCTTGATAAGGTCATACAGGTCCCGGTTTTTAATGGCCGCCAATTCGTCGATGGTGGCGCCATGGGCGTCCAGGCCGTCCAGGCTAGAGGTATTGGATGCCATAGGCTTGATAAAGCCCATGTTCATAGGGCAGTAGATATCTGACACTCGCTTCTTCAGATGCTTGGCCAGCAGCGGCGACATCTTCCGCATTTTAACGGCCGCATCGTAACCCAGGCGGGCCTGATCCAGTTTGGTGGCCACGTTATAGATCTGGGGTGCGCCCTCCCCATCATTGACCAGCAGATCCAGCTCTACAGCTGCCGTCTCCGTGGTCTTTCCATTTTTCCGCCCTTCGATGATGAGAACTTCGTTGTACCGGCGTAAATCGTTGTCATCTACAAAGCCAAATACCGCCTCTAACCGGGCCCGCTGAAATAGCTCCAGCTTTAGGGGCTCTCCCAGTCGGCCGGATGGGACTTTGCAAAAGCGCTGGATAAACTGAATGTGCCTGGAGGCGATATCCGGGTCAAAGTGAAACTCCCCAGGATTGATGAGATCTTCCAGCAGTCGCTCCGAAACCTGCTTCATCCGGCGGCAGGCCGTGATCCTGCCGTCCAGGATACCAGTGCAATAACGCTCCAGGTCCGTCACCTGGCACCACCGCCCCCGGTTTTCAGAAAGTGTGTCAGTTCATCATCGGCGGGCGGAGCCTGGGGCAGCATATCCCCCAACTGGCGGATCACTGCGGCGTAGTTTTTGATCATGGCATTATAGACATCCACTTCCACGGACTTCTTTTCACCCCACTGATTTTCGCCATTTTGGTACTCAGATTTGACGCCTTTTTCCCGAATTTCAGCCTGAAGTTGGGCCAACTGCTCCTCCATGAATACCGCGTTCAGGATCAGCTGAAGGCAGATTTTCTGCTGCTCCGGACTGGCCGCTTTATAGGTATCTGCGAACCGGCCCAGCTCTTTCTTGCTAGGTCCTTTTGCCATTTCCACACCCCCCTCCTGCGTATGACCCGCTCTTTTTTAGCTCCGCTCTAACGGTCTCCCAGGCCCTCCCCCACGCCGCGGCATAGGGGGGGATATTTCGGGCGGTCAAAGCCGCCGCCTGTCGATGGGCTGACCGTCCGGACCAAATGAACAGGCCATGGGTTTGCCTTTGGTCAGGCCGTGGCCCTCATAAGCGTCGTGGCAATCCTTGCACACATAGGCAAGCAAGCTGTGGTTCAGCGCCACCGCGGGATTGACAATATTCTCCGGTGTCAGCGTGATCAGGTGATGAACGATATATCCCTGCTGGTCCTGGCATTCCTCGCACAATCCGCCGTCGATCTGCAGACGCTTGGCGATATATGCGGCACGGCAGGCCCGCCATGCCTTTGAGCGGTAAAAATGCTTGGCAAATGCTTTCATGTTATCTCCAACGCCGCGGCCCGGCCGTTTGCACCCTGGCTATCACCTCAGGGCAAAAACAAAAGCGCC